CGGCCGCGCCGCAGGCGGATGCCGCCGCGCCGACCAAGCTCGAAACGAAGGAGGAGTAAATGGCCGATCCGATCAAGTGGAAGACCAAGATCATCCTGACCAAGCCGGAGGGCACGTATGGCACCGATGCCGAGCCCGGCGCGGCCAACGCCATGCTGATGACCGATGTCGAACTGCGCCCGATGGAAGGCCAGGACATCGCCCGTAATCTCGAGCTTCCTGCATCGGGTGCAAGCGAGAGCATCCCGGCCGGTCTCTACACCACCTTGACGGGTTCGGTCGAGCTGCAGGGGTCGGGTACTGCCGGCACGCCGCCGGCGTGGGGGCCGCTGCTGCGCGCATGCGGCGCCGCAGAGACAATCGTGCCCGGTACCAGCGTGACCTACAGCCCGATTACCGACGATCAGGAATCGGCCAGCAGCTATTTCTGGATGGGCCCCACCCAGCACCGGCTGCTGGGCCAGCGCGGAACGGCGAACATCACGCTGAACGCCCAGGGTATTCCCACGGCGCGCTTCACCTTGATGGGGCTGTTCAACACGCCGACCGATGAGAACCGCGTAACACCGGACTTTTCGAGTTTCCAGGTTCCACAGATCGCAAGCGACAAGAACACGCCGACTTTCAGCGTCGGCGGACAGGCCATGGTTCTGTCCCAGTTCGGCTTCAATCTTGGCTGCGATGTGCAGCAGCGCCTATTGATCGGGCGCGAGCAGATGCTGATCGTCGACAAGAGCGAAAGCATCTCCGCGCGCGTCGAGGCGCTGCCAGTAACCACCTTCGATCCCTACACGATCGCCGAGGCGCGCACGCGCCAGGCCGTGCAGCTGGTGCATGGCACGGCGGCCGGCAAGATCGTGACGATCGATGCGCCGACCTGTTCGCTGGGCCGCATGCCCGGATACGAGCAGTCGCAGAACGTGGCCGAATGGCCGCTGCCGCTGACGCCGCTGCCCACGAATGGCGACGATCAGTGGACCATCACCCTGACCTGACCACCACCTGCGGCCGGGCAGCGCCAGGCGCGCCGCAGGCCGTTCTGAGAAGGATCTACACGCATGTTCAAACTGGCCGAAGAGCCGACCTTTCGCCACACGGTGACCGCCAAGGTGCCGGTGGACGGCGGGTTCGAAGATCAGAAGTTCGAGGCGACCTTCCGCGCGATCGGCATGGACGAGGCCGAAGGCTTCGACATGATGGATGCCACCAGCGTGAAGGCGTTCCTCGCGCGGATCATCGTGGAGCTACACGATATCGGCGACGTCGAGGGTCAGGCGCTGGAATATTCGGACAAGGTCCGCGACCAGGTGACGCGCCTGCCCTGGGCGCGCAAGGCGATCGTCAAGGCATATTTCGCCGCGTTGAACGGGGCGAAGGAGGGAAACTGAAAACGGCGGCGCGTGCCCTAGTGGGCGGCGCCGCCGGGCCAAGCGACGCGGTCGCGGATGCTGAAGCCTTCGGTTTCCCGGCCGAGGTGATCGAACAGCTGCGCCAATCGGGCAGCGCCCCTAACAAGCTTGAGGTCTGGCCGGAAAACTGGCCGATCATCCATGCCTTCACCGCCATATCCACCCAGTGGCGCACCGCGCCGATCGGCATGGGAGCCTATCGCTATCTCGGGCTGGACTACACTGCGGCCAAGGCTGGGCTGGAACTGGCGGGCATTACCGTGACCAGCGAACAGTGGGAGGGCGTGCGCGTGATGGAACGCGCGGCGACGATCGAACTGAACGGCGGGGAGGGATAAAGCGATGACGCTGCGCACCGCCCTTGTCATTTCCGGCGACAGCCAGGGTGCACAGCGTGCCCTGACCGATCTGGACCGCGCGATTGAGCAATCAGAAGGCGAAGCCCGCGCCTACGCCCAGGCATACCAGGATGCCGACGCATCGATCGCGCGCCTCGCCGCCAGCCAGACAGCAGCCAAGCGCGAAATCGACCAGGCCAAGGCCGCCCTGAAAGCAGGCGAGATCTCGGTGGAGGAATACAACCGCTCGCTCCTCGAGACGAAGACCGCGCTGGGTTTGGTGCAAGCGGAGCATCGCGAGCAGATCGCCACATTGAAACAGACCAAATCTGCTTACGAGTTGGCGCAAGTTCCACAGCTGCAGAACATCGAACTGACCAATGCACAGCGTGCGGGATCGCAGCAGCTGGCGATGCAGCTGGGCGATGTGGCGACGATGTACAGCCTTGGCGCACGGCCGATGCAGATCTTCGCCAGCCAGGGCATGCAGGTGGTTCAGGCGATCGGCCTGATGCAGGGCGGTGCGAAGGGCCTCATCGGCTTTCTGGGTGGGCCTTGGGGCCTCGGGTTAATGGCGGCGACGACGGCGCTGGTGCCGCTGGTCAGTTCGCTATGGGAAGCTGAAGACGCGATGGAAGCCGTCGAGCTCGCATCTGACGGCATGTCCGAAGCGCAATCGGTCCTCGAGAAGATGTTCGATCGCACGACCGGGGCGATCAAGGAACAAAACGAGCAGCTGCGGCTCAATGCGCAGCTATTGGCAATCAATCTGCGCGCCGAAGCGGAAAGTAAGAGAGCATCAGCCGACGAGGCCTTCGACAACTTTCAGCGCGGATCGATGGGCCTATCCATCGGTCAGAAGGCGCTGGGCGCGTTCGGCATCCCGGTCGGCGGCACGGTCGGCCGTGAAATGGACGTTCGCAACTTGCTGCGCGAAATGCAGTCGGGTCGCATCGATCGGGTCGAGGCGGCGCAAAGGGCGCAGGAACTGGATTTCGATGGTCTGGCGATCTCGCGATCCGACTTCCTTCAGGCAATTGCCGATGACCTTTCTTCAGGCCTTCTGAATAAAACTGCAGACAGGATCGAAAGCTCGCTCGCGAATGAAGAGCTCGATCCGACTTTCCGCAGCGATCGGCCGAGCGGCAGAGGTTCGCGCTCCCGTCGTTCGGGCCGATCGGCCGAAGAGGAACGCGCGCGCCTCGAGGATCGGTATCTGTCCGAACTCGCCAGCCAGCAGCAGGAAGAACTGCAGGCGCGCCTGCAGCTGGCAACCAACATCGATGATGAGCTTGCGATCCGCATGGATCTCCTTGGCGCCGAGCGGGACGAGCGCGAGCGCCAGATACAGAACAACAAGGATTTCACCACCGCGGCGAAGCAAGCGATGCTGGCGCATCTGGATCTGCTGTACGGCAAACGCGAGGCCGTAGGCTCCGATGGCGCGATCGTGGTGCAGGAGCCGGGCCTTCTGGGCCGGGCAGAGTTGCACCGCATTGCAGAGCGCGAGAATGCGATGGCGCTGGATATGCTGGCGATGCAGGCCGATGCGCTGGACGCGCAGGCAGGCGTGGCGCTGGGGCTGGATGAACGCTTCGCCCTGGAGAAGCGCGCACTGGATCTGCAGCAGGAGATCGAGCGCAAGCTGCTGGAGCAGGACATTGCCCAGGGCCGCATCCTCGATGCCGCCCAGGCGCGCGCACTGCTGGAGGAACGGCAGGCCGCCCAGCGCGAAGGGGTGCGACTGGACCAGCGCGGCCCGCTGGAGCGCTACACCGACGATCTGAACATGGGCCCCGAGGAAATGCGCCGCTGGGGCGAGCAGCTGGTGGTCGACGAGCTGGAGCATCTCCGCAACGGCATGCGCGAGGGCATCACCGATGCGCTGGGCGTGGACGATCCGTTTCTGAGCGGCATCATCGATATGTTCATCCAGCAGGTCCTGATCGCCCCGTTCGCGGAAGCCTTGCAGAGCGCTGGTGCCGGCGACTGGGTCAGCGGACTGTTTTCATCGGTTCTGGGCATCTTCGGCGGCGGCCGCGCCGAAGGTGGCCCCGTGTCGCCCGGGAAAATTTACGCGGTAAACGAGCGCAGCACCGCGCCTGGCTTGTTCCTGCCGCTGGCACCGGGACGGATCGATCCCGCCGGCGCCAACGACAATGGCAGCATGCGCGGCAGCAGTGCGAGTTCATTCAATTATTTCGATCTGCGCGGGGCCGTGGTGACGCAGGATCTGCTCGACCAGATGAACCAGATCGCCCGGGGCGAAGCGCAGGCCGCAGTGGCTGGGTACGACCAAGTCGCCGCGTCGCGCGTGCAGGATACGCTGGAGCGGCGCCAATGATTTTCGACTGGCCTGCTAGCCTGGTACCGCAGGATATCGCCGTGCTGCCACCGCGCGCGACCGTGGGCTTATCGCGCAGCCTAAACGGCTCCACGCAATCGGCCCCGGCGATCCGCCCGCCCTTCGGGCTGAAGCTGACCTTCGGTAATCTGTTCGGGGACGAGGTGAAGGCCTGGCGCGCGATGATGGCGCTGTTCGAAGGTCGCGCCAATGCCGTGCGAGTGCCGCTGTTCGACCTGTGGCACCGGGCGAACGATAAGGCGATCGCTGCAGGGATCGTGGGGCATTCGGACGGTTCGTACTTCTCCGATGGGACAGGCTATTCGACGCCCGACTTGTCCGGAGTTCTGGTAGCCGGTGTCCAGGGCCAGCGGACGATCACAGCGGACTTCCGCGCCTACGGACAGCTGCTGGAAGCCGGACTGTATTTCGGCCTGGGCGAGCATCCCTACATCGCGCGGCGCGTCTGGTGGGATGGAAGCGTGGCGAGGATCGAGACCACACCGACCCTGCGAAAGGCCTATGTGGACGAACCGCTGAGGCTGAAGCCCACCATGATTGCCGGCCTGATCGATGATGACCAGGGCGAGCTGATGCTTCGCCGCGCGCGCTTTGGGGCGCCGTCGCTGGAGCTGGTGGAGCGGTTCGTATGAGCCTGTTCCCCGAAACCATCCGCGCATACATGGCAGGCGCGAAGGTCGAATGTTCGTTCCTGTTCGCCTTCGAATTCGCCACCGATACCGTGCGCCTGTGGGCCGAGAACGGCCGCCTGGACACCAATGACGGGGAAAGCTGGTTCGGCATCGGATCGCTCGGCGATGCAACGGGCATCGAGCAGGCGATCAACGGTGAAGCGCCGGAGGCGAAATTCACCCTGTCCGGCATCGATCAGGACATCCTGACCAAGTGCCGCGAGGAATGGAACACCGAGGCGCGCGGCCGCTGGGTGCGCGCATACATCCAGTTCCATGGCGAGCCCGACGAGGCCGACCCTTACAACCAGCGCTGCTGGGACATGCCCTTTGCCATCGCTGCCTTCCGCATGCTGCGACCCAGCTTTTCCTTCACCGAAGAGGGCGAACGCTCGATCGACGTGACGGCGGAACAGATCTTCGCCCTACGCAGCCGGCCGCGCCATGCGATGTACACCGACGCCGATCAGAACGCGCGTTTCCCCGGCGATCGCGGGTTCGAATTCGTCGGCCTGCTGGCGGGCGGCATCACCACCACATGGCCCGATTACTGATGGCGGTCGCACAAACCATATCGCCCATGGAGGCCGCGATCGCAGCCGTGCTGCAGCGCTGGCTATCTGTGCCCTTCAGCTTGCCGGATGCCAATTGCGCGATCGATCTGCTGGATTATGCCGAAACGCTGACCGGCCGCCGATATGCCGGGCGCCCATCGCGCGTGCAGGTGCTGCGCATCGCCCGCGATCCCCATGGCGTGGTGGAGATTGCAGCCGAGGCCTTGCACACGCTGGGCTGTGAACCGATCGCAGCCGACATCGCGCGCGGCGATCTGGCGATCGTTGCCAATGCCGAGCATGGCCCCACGTCCAGCCTGTGCCTGGCAGCTGGCGCAGGTGCGCAATCCCCGATGATGGCCGCGCGAGGGCGCGAAGGCATCGAGATCGTGCGGATCGAGCCCGAATTTGCCTGGAGGGTGCCATGCCTCAGGCGATAGCCGGCGTGCTGGTGAAGTGGGGCCTGTCCAAGCTGGCGGCCACCATCATCGCGCATGTCATCACCTTTGCCATCACGTTCGGCCTATCGCAGCTGTTCAAGCCCGGTCGGCCCAAGCCTGAAGACGGCCAGATTGAAACGCGCGCGGCGGTGGGATCGCGCAAGAAGAACTGGGGCATCGTCCATACCAGCGGACAGGTCAGCTTCGAAGCCAGCAAGAACGGCACGCTGGGCAAGGTGCTGACGCTGGGCACGGGGCATGAGAACGACATCATCGAGCACCGACTGCACGATGAAGTGGTGAACGTGGATGGCAGCGGCACCATCAGCGATGCCAGCTTCAAGGGCGCGGTGCATATCATCACCCGCCCCGGAGATCCCAATCAGACCGCGATCGGCGAGCTGACCGCCATCTTCCCGGAATGGACAGCCAACCACCGCCAGCGCGGATGTGCGCATGTCGCCATCATCTGCGACCCGGTGGATCAGGAAGATTTCAACACCGTCTATAACGGGCGGGTGCCTGAATATTCGCAGGTCCGCAAAGGGTGCTCCTGCTACGATCCGCGCCAGGACAGCACGGCCGTGATTTACGACGATGGCGAAGGCTTCGTTGTCATGGGCACCGGGCCACAGCGGGTGGACGATCCCACGACCTGGCCGTGGTCGGACAACTGGGCGCTGGTGACGGCGAATTACTGGGCCGACAGCGATGGCTATGGCGGCGGGTTCGACAATGTAAACTGGACCAATATCGCGATCGAGGCAGCGGTATCGGACGATCCGGTGCCTGCTGCTGGGGGCGGTACGGTTACCCGCTGGCGCTGCTGGGCCAGCTATTCGCTGGTCAATGAAGACCGCAAGGATGTGTTCGCCGACATGCTGAAGGCGGCCGATGGCTGGGCCTTCCAGGATGCCAATGGCAAGCTGAATATCCGGGCGGGCCGGTGGGAAGAACCCGACGTCACCATTACCGACGATGCAATCAAGGCGCTGAGCGTGGAACAGGGGCCGACCACGCGCCACCGCACCAGCGCGATCAAGGTGCTCTATACCGAAAGCGCGATCGGGTACCGGCAGCAGGAAGCAAACACGCTGACCGTGCCCAATAGCAATGCGGACCCGAACAGCGATCCACAATCGCTGCCGGCCAACTACATCCCGCACCACAACCAGGCCATTCGCGTCGGCTATCGCCATGCCGAAAGCCTCGATCCCGATCGCTGGCATCTGACCGCGCTGCTGGATCTGCGAGGCCTCGATTTGCTGGGGCGCAGGTTCTGCCGTCTCGAGACAGAGGTGATGGGCATCTACGCCTGGTTCGAGATTAAGCGCCTTCGCCTGTTTGTGCGCACCAAGTCGATCGAGGCAGAGCTTTCGGAAGTGAAGCCGGGCGACTGGCTGGATGATGCTACCGAGGTCGAAGGTACTCCGCCTGGCAGCACTGCCCCACCCAAGGGCGACCCCACGCTGGCTGTGCCGACTGGGCTGACGCTTTCCGCCGTGGCCCTTTCCTTCGGTGACGCAAACGGCGTGGCGATCGCCGCCATCTGGGATGATCCAGGCCGCAAGGGGCTGACCTTTGAAGCGCAGCTGCGCGAAACACCCGATGGCGAATGGGTGACCATGGTGGTCGACAACGCGGCCTTCAGCGCCCGAAGCGGCCCGGTCAACAGCGGGATAGAGCACGAAGTGCGTGTCCGCGCCCGGTCGATCGGGGGGCGCACCAGCACTTGGAGCGCGCCCGTTACTATCACACCCTCGGCAGCCGCCAGCGTGCCTGCGCCAAGCAATCTCGCCGCCGCACCGGGCGCCGCGGGCGAGGCGGTGATCGACTGGCGCAGTCCGCAGGCCGCCTTCGATCATGTGGAGCTGTTCGAAAACACGGCCGATAATCTGGATACAGCGACCCAGATCGGCGGGGAATTCGCCGGCAGCCTGGGTGAATTCAAGACGCACACTGAAACCGGCCTCCCCGCCGGCACCCACTATTTCTGGGCGGTCGCATTCGACGCCGCCGACAACCCCAGCGCCGCCGCCGGCCCGGTGACGGCCGTGGTGACCTGACCAGGAGGACGAGACGATGGGCGTGATCAAGGACAAGGGTGACTGGGTTTACCGCGATTTCAGCGCCGATGGCATGGAGGCAAGCGGCCCAAACGCGCCGCCGAAGAAGGACGTGCGTGACCTGTTCGCCCTGATCGAAACGGTTGTGGCTGCGGTGAGCAGCGGCATCGGCAAATACGAAACGGTCGCCGATCTACCGGCCGGCGCAACCGAGGGCACGTTGGCGCGCGTCTATGGCGACCCGGCGCCAGAGAATAACACCTATTACGAATGGAACGGGGCAGCTTGGAACGTCGCCGCCTGGTACGTCGACCTGATCACCGGCCCGGCCGGTGCCGATGGGGCGGACGGCACGCTGCAACCCAGCGAAGTGCGCCAGGCAGTCGCTAGCGACGGTGTGCTGAGCGACGATGGCGGACTGTTCCTGCTGGCGCGCACCGCGAACGTGGTTGCCACGCGCGCGACCAGCGGATGGGCTGTCGGCAACGGCATGATGGCTGGGGTCAAAGCCGACAATCCGCGCGTGTCCGATCGCGGCCTTCTGATGGCCGCTGCCCGCACCCAGAAGATTACCGAGAATACCGATTATTCGACCTGGGCAACCGCCAGCGGCGCGGTGAAGGCGGCATCGCCCTACACCGCGCCCAATGGGATCGTGGCGACAAAAGTCACCGGTGCCGCCTCGGCTTTCACGCGCATTTCCAAGGCCTACAATCTGGCGCTGGCGGCCAGCCATGTGGCGATCGTGCTGGTCAAGAACGACCCGGCCGCGCCCGCGCCGCGATCGTCCATCTATATCGACAAGGCCAACGATGCCGATGCCGAACTGGAATGGCTGTGGAACGGGGCCGAATTCGCCGCCTATCGGACCGAGACCGGCTTCACCGGTTTCCGACCGATCCATGTGGGCGATGGCTGGTGGATCATCGGCGGCAGCTTCATCTCGGACTCGGCGACGGCGGCCCACACCGTCCAGCTGCGGCCCGATACCAGCGGGACTGCCAAGTCCGTACACCTGGGGCAATACGATGCCTATGAAGCGGTGCAGGCCATGGGGCCGATGCGCAATGCCGCCGATGCTGCCGATGTCTGGCGCGTGCCGGTGGCGATGGACAAGGTTTTCACCGCGTCGGCCGACTTCGAAGTGCCCAGCGCCGTTTCAGCCATGGCGAGCCCGATCCTGACGCTGGACAACGGCGATGGCGACAATGACGACGCGTTGAGGATCTACCTCGACAATGCGGGCAAGGTGCGGTTCCGCGCGACACTGGCCGGCGCGACGATTGCGGACGAGGTCTGCGCGAACGCTGCGCTGCCGGCAACCGACTTGCGCGCGACATTGCTGGTGAGCCCGACGCACTATCGCTTCTGGGTGGGCGACAACCTAATCGGCGAAGGCACTTTCACTGGGGCCCTGCCATCGATTTCCCGCCTGCTGTTGGGCGAAGACGGCGCGGGCAACAAACTCAACTCTTCGGTAGGCGCGGTGACCCTGGCCAATGGCGATCTGTCAGCCAAGGCAATCGACGGCGCGCCGGTGGCCAAGCTCTACCGCCTGCACGGGCAAAGCAACGCGGCCGGGCGCGGCGCCTTTGCCGAGGTGGCTTCCGCACAGTACACCTACAAGCAGATGGATGCCCGGCTGTGGGTGGCGCCCAATGCATTCTCGCTGGACGATTTCAGCACCGACGCCAGCTTCAAGCGGATCAACTGGACCTCTGGCGGCAGCGCGGTGACCATGTCGGATGTGGGCGCTGCTCTGGGCATGGAAGGCCCGCTGATGCACGGGGTCGATCGCAACACCTTCCTGGCCAAGTACGCAATCGGCGGAACCCAGCTGGCGCAAGATGCGGGGATCGAAGACTGGGACCCCGACAGCGCCGGCGAACTCTACGACCTGGCCAACGAATGCCACGATACTGCGAGGGCATATCTCACTGGAGCCGGCTACAAGGTGCGGTGCATCGCGACGGTCTGGTACCAGGGCGAGAAGGACGGCGACAGCGGGGCATCGACGGCCGCTTACGAAGCCAACCTGTCGGCGCTGGGCGATGCCTGGAAGGCGTATCACGATGCCCTGGGCGATACCGAGATGAAATTCGTGGTCTGCCGCCTCGCCGCTGGCCAGACGAATGTCGTCAACCTGGCTGCCATGCGCGCTGCGCAGGCGGCGATGGTCGCGGCGCGGCCCGATTATGCCCTGCTGGCCGATCTGGATGCCGCAGCGGTGCAGGCCGACAACCTGCATCTGACCGGCGAAGGGCAGGTGGCCGCTGCGGCCGCCGTTCGCGCTGCGCTGCGCAGCGCGGGGGTATTCAGCTGATGGTCTGATCGAAGCCCCGGCAACGGGGGAGGCCGGGCGGTTGCAGCCGCCCTGAACCGCGAGATGATAGCTCGCACCTAGGGCTGGCGCGCCAGCCTTCAGTTCCCCCGGCCGCGTACGGCGGGGGTCGCGATAGGTGCCAATAATGAAGAAAGGTTTTAGGTGCGCGAATTGTCAGGCTTTGCTATTCAAGGCAGAGCCCGGAGCAATCCGCGGTGTAGTCGAGATCAAGTGCCGCCGTTGTCGGCAACTTATTCAATTGAGGCCCATGAGCCCCACCGTGAGCGCCAGAAGAGCAGCCTGCGGAGACGGGAATTGTGGCTGTTCATACCAGAAATGAAATTCGAGGAATCGGCCTTTGCTCAGGATATGGCGGGCTCGAGCTCGGTGTCGAAATCGCCATCCCCGAGTATCGAGCTGTTTGTCACGTCGAGCGGGAAGCCCACGCCGCGGCCTCTCTCGTGGCGAGGATGGAAGACAAGGCCCTGGCTTCGGCGCCTGTATGGGACGATCTGCGATCCTTCGACGGCAGAGCGTGGCGCGGAAAGGTTCATCTCATCACTGCCGGCTATCCCTGCCAGCCGTTCAGCAACGCCGGGAAGCGACGTGGCGCGGCCGATCCAAGGCACTTATGGCCCGAAGTCGCTCGCATCATCGATGAAGTCAGACCACCCGCTGTCTTCGTCGAAAACGTCGAAGGCCACATCAATTTGGGATTTGCCGATGTCATTGGACAGCTTCGCGGCCTGGGCTACGAGCCAAAGGCGGGCCTGTTCTCGGCGAGAGAAGCAGGCGCTTCACACAGGCGCCGCCGACTCTTCATCTTGGCCTACTCCGACGGCAGCCGACGGAGGTTACGTGCCGGATATTCTGATCGACCAGGACGGGATCAGTTTCGCAAAGCCTTGCTGGATCCAAACTGGTGGCGGCCAATATCCACTGATGAATGCGGCCCGCGCTTGGACAGCTATTTGGATGTTGATGGAGGCATTGGGTTTGGAGGCGATCCGAAAGGGATCTTCGCACCAGGTCCGGCTGAGCTTGCGGCTTGGCGGCGGGTCCTTTCTCAGCAACCTGCAGCCCAACCCGCTCTTCTACGAACTGATCATGGGCTGGCCGACGAACTGGAGCGCACCCGAGGGGCAGGTAACGGGGTTTGCAGTCTGGTTGCAGCGCTCGCGCTTACAACTCTGGATGCGGCTTTCAGCAATGAGTGA